CTGAGTTTCTAGTAATCCCAAGTCGTGCAAAATCGCACCTTTCTTTTTTTCTTGTTCTTGTAATGATTCTAATTCTTTTTCTTCGATTTTTGACATTTTATTATATTTTTAAGATTAAGTTACTAAGATACTAATTTTTACAATTACATTTTTGTTTTAATGAATCTACTTCTGCTTTTAGTTCTTGTATTGCTTTTACTAATACAGGTACTAAATGTGATTCTTGATATTTGAGATTTTCTTTGTCATCGTTGTTTATAATCACAGGATTATCCCCTTCAAGTTCTAAAATATCTTGTGCTAAGAAACCATATCTTTTAACGCCATCAGTTTCTTCTGTATCTCGTGAACCATCTTTTTTAAATTCAAATGCAGTTGGTTTTAATTGATTTACAAAATCTAAACCATAAGAAATATCTCCAAAGTTAGTTTTATCCCTTTTATCAGAAGTTGTAATTGTGCTTATTTTACAATATAAATGAGATACTGAATTGTTACCTAAACAAACTCTATTGCTTTCTGATGTTAACTGACCAGATGGAGATGTACCTGTTCCTGCTCCACGACCTAATAATGTATTATTACCACCTGATGTAATTCTTTCTCCTGCATTATATCCTAGAAAAGTATTTAAAGCACCTGTAGTAACAAATTTTCCTGCAAATGTTCCAACAGCAGTATTATCAGAAGCATTAAACCCTGCGTTTACATCTGAACCTAAAGCATAATGTCCTACTGAGGTATTTCCTGAGCCACCTGCTCTGTCTTTTTGCGAGTAGTTTCCTATTGCTGTATTTGCATTTCCTGTATTACCTGTTTGCCCATATCCTGCTGCATAACCTAAATAAGTATTTTGAATACCTACTGTATTATTATACCCTGCTTGTAACCCAACTCCAACATTACTACCACCTGTAGTGTTTAAAGCAAAATTTTGTTGACCTATAAATACATTTGAACTTGCAGTTTGACTACTAAGTCCTGCGTGATATCCTATTAAAGTATTGCTTCCACCTGTAGTTATGTTTTTACCTGCTTGATAACCAATTACTACATTATTAGAAGAATTAGTCGCATTAGCTACTCCATACATAGCTTGATGCCCCATAGAAACATTCCCTGCTCCTTTTTGATATGTACCTGCTGCAATTCCTACATAAGTATTACTGTTACCATCTATATTAGCATAACCTGCATCTGTTCCAATAAATAAATTTGATGAACCTGATGTATTGTTTCTACCTGATTCAGCACCAACAAAAACATTACTATTCCCATTATTTACCCAGCCTGATTTATAACCTATTATAACTGCATTACTTTGATTTGCAGTATATCCTGCTTGCATACCTACAATCGTATTGTTATTATTACTTCCTGCTTGGTATGCTAGTCGCCCTATACAAACATTACCTTCCCCATCTGTCATAGAATCTCCAGCATTAGTCCCTATCAAAGTATTGCTACCTCCTGTAGTTAAATTTTCTCCTGCATTTGCACCAACTGCTGTATTACTACCTCCTGTTGTTAAATCATAAAGTGCCTTATAACCTATTGCAACTACATCACTAATATCTGTTGCATTTCTTAATGCAAAAGAACCCATACCAACATTAAAGTTTCCTACTGTTATATTTTCTCCTGCTTCCCCACCTACTACAGTATTGTAATTACCTGTAGTTAAATCTTGTAAAGTATGATATCCAACAGCAGTATTTCTACCAGTTTGTTGCGCCCTCAAAGCATAATTTCCAAAAGCTGTACTTTCATCTGCTGTTGTTGTATTACTTAAAGCATCTAAACCAAAATGAGTATTAGTCGTTAAACCATTGTAAATACTACCATTAGATGTTATACGCATTCTTTCTGTAGTACCAGTAACAAAACCTAAATTGTCTGCAGTATTAAAAATTGCTGCTAATTGAGTTCCTTGATTTGAGTTCCAAAATGTAATTTGACTTTCACCATTTACACCTGCATCACGACCTATCAAATCAAATCCATAAGAACTTGCAGGTGATTTTACTTGTAATTTAGAATAACTTGTGTTAGGCACCATACCAATACCTACATTTCCAGATGTGTCTATAATTATTCCATCTGTTCCACCACTTGTTGCAGTTAATGACATAACTGTATTTGCTGTTTTTCCCATACCAATATACATATTAGCATACCCATAATGGTTTAAAGAAATTTCAGCTTTATCTCCTAGTGCATTTCCCCTTAAATATATTAAATTAGTTCCACCACTTGTAGATGCAGGACTTAGTTGAATATCTTGAGCATCTGGTCCAATAGCTATGGTTCCTGAACTGTTTATACGCATTCTTTCTGTAGTCGCAGAACCAGTTGAAAATATAATAGGTGCTGTAGCATTTCCTGCAGTATTAATTATCATACCTGTACTACCTGCTCCAACTAAAGCCTTAGATACACCTGCAACTTGCCAAACACCTTGCGAAAAAGAAGGTGCATTATATAACTGTTGATTATAAGCAGAACCATAAGTTGAAATTGTATTAGTAGTTCCAGATATTGTAACATTTCCATCAGTTGCAATAGATAACTTAGTGCTAAAAACATTGTTTGCATCATTAACTGTTCTAAAGTCTAACGCTTCAAATCCACTTGCACTAACTGTTCTTATGTCCCATTTTCCTTTATCAGTAGTACCTCCAGTTGTATTTATTCTAATAAAACTATCAGAAGAAACTAAACTTATACTACCATTAGAAGCAGAACCTGCTCCATTTATGGTTACATCTCCTCCAAAAGTTCCTCCTCCTCTAACTGTCATATTTCCACCAACTGCTGATAAAGTTAAAGTATCTACAGCTTGAGTTGTAATTTTAAAACCACCACCATTAGTAATTATTCCACCAAATACACCATCATCTGGCAGATATGATGAGGTACTTGCTTTACCTATAAAACTTGTTCCTGTTGTTATGATATTTCCTGCAAAAGATGCTCCTCCTCCTGAAGAAGTAATACTTCCTGATATAAATACATCTCGCCATTGATTTGTTGTACTACCTAAATCATTTGCTCCGTTAGCATCTGCACCATTTGAATACCCACCTTCAAAAGCAACGCCATCCATTTTAAATGACCTACCACCATCTGATGTGAAAAAAGGTGCTTTTACATAACCTGCAAAAGTTGCGTTTTGTGATGAATCTATTGTAACTGCTGTTGTGTAGCTTGTTCCATTTACTAAATATAAATTCCCACCACCTGATTTACCTAAATATAAATCATCACTTGAATTTAATTCTAATACAGTTCTTTCAGTTCCCCCACTATCTAGCCATCTTAATTCTCTGTTATTATTCATTAACAGTTTTTCGCCTACATTTACATCTCCTGCAAAAAATGCATTAGAACCTGTTAAAGTTAAAGCAAGTGTTTGACTTGTTGGCTTAAACCTCATAGACCCAGTACCTGTGTTAGATATATCGGCAAAACCATTTGTACTAAAATTCAAATCATCGCCTAAAGTAATATCTCCTGTTGCTTCTAAATTTGCTAAAACTAAATCTGCTGCTTCATATCCTGTTGCGCCAATATTAACTGTTGTCGTAGGTTCAACTGTTGTGCCTTTAAATAACTTAAATTTATTACTATCAGATGCATCAGAAAATAATCCTAAGAATCTATCTGTGCCATCATTGTAATCTCCATATAATCCAATATCTAAACTATTAGCTGTATTGTCTTTTGCTAATTGTATTAAAGGGTCTACTACTGCTAGTGTTTGACTGTTTACAGTTGTTGTAGTTCCGTTTACAGTTAAATCTCCTGCTATTGTAACATCTCTACCAAAACTAGCATCTGCATTTCTTGATATTGTTAAAGCAGTTGTATCAAGTGCGTTTGCATCTGATGTTTTAAATACTATTGATTTTGTTACTGCACCTTGATTTATTTGAAAATCTCCTGTATAGTTTCTAATAATAGAATCCGTACCATTATGAGTTAAAGTTAAATCATCACTACTTCCTGCATATAAAAACGCACTATCAGGCACAGAAACATTACCACTAAATACTCCGTTTCCTGTTACTGTTATACCTGAACTTATAGTTGATAGTTTAGTTACGTTATTATGTCTTAAACCAACACCTGCATTTTCTACATATTGAACTCCTACTTCTCCATTTGCTCCTGATATAAGAACTTGCGTACTTCCACGTAAATTTAATGTTCCTGTTCCAGTATCAGCTATATAACTATTAGAACCATCGTGATAAATTTCTAAATCTCCACCTGTTCCATAAATAGACTTTACATTATCATTGTGGATAGTATTCCCTGTCATAGTTCCACCTGCTAAAGGTAAGAACGAGCCACCACTACCTGTAATTGTGCCTGTAACTTCTAAGTTACCTGTAACCTTTGCACCATCTATAACTGTTTCTAGTCTTTTAGTATTGTCATAATAAATTTCTGCTCCCCCATTACCAAAAAACTTTGCATAATCTTCTGAACCACCATTATTTCGTAAAATGAGATTACTAGACTCTAATATTAAAAAAGATGATAAACTTTCTATTTTATCTTGATTTGTACCATTATGATAAATCTGTAAGTCAGAACCTGCTCCGAATATCGCTTTTCCGTTATCTACAAAAGTTGCATTTGCCCCTACTGTTACATCTGTTGTAGTAGATAAAGCACCTGTAACTGCTACACCTGTTGAGGTTGTTTCTAATTTTTTAGAGCCATAATGATTTAATTCAACTGCTCCTGTAACACCATCTATTAAAATATATGTAGCAAGACCACCAGAATTATTGTCAGATTGAAATATAATATTTTTATCATCAGAATTATTTCTTATATATAAATTTCCTGTTTCATTTCTTATTAATGAATCTGTACCATCGTGATAAATTCTTAAATCGTTTCCTGAACCTAATTTTAATTTTACATCATCATTGAATACAACATCTCCAGTCATTGTACCCCCTGCAAGTGGCAAGAATGAACCCCCTGCTCCTGTAATACTTCCACTCACTACAAGATTACCTGTAACATCTACCCCTGTATTTGTAGTTGATAATCTTAAAACATTGTCATAATATAATTCTGCAGAGCCATTTTCAGTAAACCTACCCATAGCTTCTCCTGTTGAAGATTGCAACCAAAGTCTATTAGATTGAATTTTTAAATCGCCTGTTCCTGTATCTCTAATAAAAGAATTTGAGCCATCGTGATAGATTTGTAAATCACTAGATGCACCAAATATTGCTTTACTAGAGTCAGTAAAAGTAATGTCATCACTAGCAGAAACTACAATATCATTCCCACCTGTTGTATTTCCAAAAGATAAAACTTCCTGTAAAGTATCTGAAGTAGCAAATTTACTATCTACATATAGTTTTACAGCAGCACTTGTAGGAAGTGAAGTGTTATTATCAAAGTTTTCTATTCCATCAGTAGATGTTACATAACGAGTTATAGTAACCCCTGTGCCTGTATCTTTTAGTGAACCCCACTCTAATATATTAGAAACTTTAAAATCTCCTGCATTATTTACATAAAGACCTGATTGGTTTCCTGAACCATCTGTTAATTCTTTTAAAGAAGCAGTTATTGCGGCATTATCGATTGTCTTAAATAGACCCTCATAAGTTTCAGAAATTTTAGTGTTAAATAGAGTTGCCATACTTTAATTTTTTTGTTTTATTATTTTGTATCTTTTTTAGAAATATTTTTAATTTTTCTATATTTTTTTCTTTCGGTTTATATCTCATAGTACCCAACCATTAAATGTAGCATCATAACTTGGGTATATATCATCATTTGTGTTGCTTGTGTATTCAGGATATGTTGTTTCATTAAAAGACATAAAGTCAATAAATCTTCTAGAATACCACTCAGCATTAGTTCTAGCTTTTTCTACTAGATAATCTACTTCTTCTTTACTAACTGTATCAGAATTTTCTGACCTATGTTTAAATACACCACCATTACGAACTTGATATGCTGCAAAAGGCAAATAATCAACTTGAGCAAACCATATTAGCATCGGTACTATATAATCATTTAATAAGATTTTCCATCTAGCATTAGCAGGTTGGTCAATATTAGGTATCGCTGCAGATAAACCATCATACAACTTTGTACCCATATAGTTTTGTACGTGAATTTCTTGTGCTATTTTTATGAACTGAATAAATTTAGATGTATCTATATTCCCATCGAGTATTGAGTTTCTAACTAAGTCAGTTCTATTTATGAATAATTGTGTTGCCATTAGTAAGTGTATTTTAATGAGCCGTGATTCGGTAAATCAAATGTTGCTTTTTTTGCATCTTTACTTCCCCAAGGATTTCGTTTATATGTAGATGGAATATCTCCTGTTCTTCTATAGTTTTTTAAATTCTCACTCACTTGCGCACCTTTTTTTCTTCTATATAAAATTTGCTTCCAAGCGTGTCTGCAGTAACAACCACCTTTGTATTTAAATAAATCATAAGTGCTTTTACCTTCTGGACTAAAACCACCATTGACTCCTGCTCTACTTGCTTTGTCAATATCTTCAATAGTATAAACTACACCTTGCCTTGACAATGCCATCATATTTTCACAAAACTTTCTTGTCTCGTAAGTGCTTTTTCTTTTACCATCTGCATCTCTTTGTATAGATTTTGCATTTGATTTTTTATAATATTGATATCTTATTTTATAGTTTTTAGAATCTAAATCGCTATAAGAACTACCTTTCTTTTTTGATTTTATTTCATCAGCTAATCCAACTAATTTTTTTATTTTACTTAATGTTGTTTCTTTATTTACTATACTAGCAGCAACCCATTCATCATTAGCAAGATTATCTTCATCAACATCTCTAACATCTGTAATAACCCATTCATCGTTTACTGTTTCGCCTTTTAAATGCTCTAGCATTAAGTTACCTTGCTCATCTGATAATTTAGGAACTTCTGCGTGTGTTTCACAAGGCATATACCAAATCTCGCCATCTTCTTCGTGTTCGTGATATCCTTTACACCCTTTTTCTTCAGCTACTTTTATAGCTTCTTCTTTAGTTTTATAAACATCTTGACCATCTATTTTTTTTAAACTAAATTTTTGCATTTCAACGCCTGTTTCTTCTTCAATAGTTTCTTTGTCTTGTATTGAACTATCAACTTCAGTAAACTCTAATGGTTGTAAGGTCGTAAAGTAGAGGTTTAAGGCTATATCGTTATATGCAAGTATTTTGTCAAAGGAATCAATCAAAAGTTCCTGAAAAGGTCTTATAACAGTATTATCCATAAGTAAAGATGCAGTCTTTATTTCATCTGCATTATTTCCTAACCCACTAGAATCTTTAATTCCTAATAACATAGGAGATACAATTCTATGAGCAACCATTATTTTTTTAGCAGATTCATCAGATAAAAATTGATACTGATTATGAGCATCAGATAATTGAACAGGCGTTATCTCAGCTTGACTTTCTTTATTGTCATTAAAGGCTAAAATAAATTTACCTGCGTTGCTTGTACCTGAAAACTTTTGTGCTATTTTATTTTCAATTAATTTACGTTCTTCTTGATTTGGAGTTCCATTATTGAAATTGATTAACATACTAGGTGCAAGACCATTCATTATATTATTTAAATGATAATTGCTAATTTCTTCTTCAAGTTCACAATACTGTAACCCACCTTGGTAATCCACAGGAGAATAGTAATAGAATCCTGACTTGTAAGGTTTTACATATAATATTTCAATACTTTCATTAGACATACCAAAAGCTGGTATTCTTAAAGGCTCATCGCTTCTTTTTATATTAACCCAATCTTTAAAATAAAAATATGCAGGTATTTCCCCATCTTCATTACATTTTTCTGCCCTTAAAGTTTCAATAGGCATATGCTCAACCTGAGCAATACGTTTTCTATCTTTAGTGTATATTATTTGTATAGCACATTGACCCATTAATTTTAAATCATAGCATAATTTTCTAACACATTCTTTTTTGAATAAAGAAACCATTTGAGCATACTCATTTGGCTTTTTATTACCATCTGTTGCGTTTAAACCTTTACCATAAATTTGCTGACTAATGCCATTAATAGCAGCATTATTTGTAGGACTACCATTATATCTATCAATTAAAAACTGAAAATAATTATTATCAGCACCATACTGCACCCATTCTTTACCTTGAACTTCTTCAATTTCAGGACTTGTATATGTGCTTAAATTTACAAAGCCAAACTCCGAAACCTTAGAATTTTTCACAAATTGCCCTAATGTATTTCTTTTTCTATTTTTCATATTACTAAATATGTATTATCATACCCATCATAAGTCAGGTATTGACCTTTATTTAATTCATAATGGTCGTTTTTATTTAATTGGTCTACATCTTGGTCTGTAC